TCCGTGAACACTTAAACTCATCGAATCCAGCATAACCCCTAACTGCCTCGGTCTCGTGCCCTTAACGTCACTTACGTAGTGCTAAATGGCGGAACCTGTTACGGCACATGGGGCAGGAAAAGGTACAAGATTCACAAAAGGATGATCGTTAACAGGAACGTTCATCAGCATACGTTCATACTTATCACCTACTAAACAAACTCTTCTCCAACTACGTAATCCTGTCTCTTCAAAATCAACTTTTATATAACACTCTGTATAAAGTAACCTCTTTCCTGCTGGTTCCTGATCCTCACTTTGTGTTTGTGCATTATTAACTTCAGGTCTGCGTGTATAAAACTCCTGTTTGAGATCCATAGGATGATCAGTACCAGCTAAGTCTTCGAAGTCATTAGGGTCATAACCTAATGCAACTAAATCAGATACCGTCACCTCCTTTCTTTGAGCAATTATGTCTAAAGACTCGTCATGAAAACCTTTTGCCCTTCTGTTATAAAGCATCTCTTCAGGTGGAACAGCTTCTAGATAGATCTTGCCCTCTGTAGTGTCTTTTTTAACAGTAACGTCATGAGACATAGGTATCTGTTCCGGGGGTAAATCAGGAGGGGCATCCTCTAAAGGGTAGGAGTCTAGAGTGACTATTTCTAATCCTTGGTCTGTTAGAAGTGACGCAAGAGTTTCATCATCTAGACCAGTATAAGAATACCCCTCGCTTTTCTGTTTTTCGTCATAGTAGTACTTAATAAAACCACAACCTCTTATAAGACTTTCTTTGATTGCAGTACTTAACACTTCCCACCCGTTATTTTCAGAAGTGATGATATGCCTAACGTACTCTGTCATCTGTTCTGCGTAGGGTACGTCTTCAGGTTGTTTAGGAACAAATTCAACTACTCTGTCAGAGGAAAAGAAAACCCTCATAAGTTGAGGAAGCATAGCATTTACTGTATCTCTCAAAGTGCTATCAACAAACTGAGATCTACCTTGCTCCTCATCCCCGTAATCACGACTTTGAAATGCTTGAGTAGCCTTTGCCCTGTCAGGTGCTATATAATCATCTATAAAACGTTCAGCATCATCTAAACGTTCACGTATTACTTCGAGAAAATCATCCTCGTTCATACCTACTGATTCAACTACAGGTTGTGCTAAACCTTGATCTTCTAATATTCCTTCTGTCATAGAAAATTTGCTGTGAAAAGTTGATCTATTCTAGCTTAAGTTCCTGCTAAAATACTTTTTATGTAACACCTGAAATATTCCTAACTAAGGGTTTATTCCAACTTAAACGTTCACCACCTGAAAAGATTGCTGGTGAGGATGCAAAAGTAAGTGTAAACGCATCTGCTTTATCAGGTGATCTTATTCTTTTCTTCATTTCTTCTTTAGATTCTAGTTTAAGTTTTCCTGAAGAGTTAAAAGAATACTTAGGAGTACAAAGTTCGTTAATAAGTTCCCGGTCTTGTGGTAACTGACAGTTTTTCTTCTCTAACCACTCCTTTGCTTTTCCGTAAAGTTCTGCTCTTAGGTTTGCGTAAGTTGAACCTAAAGAAGGTGATTCTGAAACGTTTACTCCTCTAACAGGCATTTCACCTTGTTCAGCAAGTCTATCTAAAAGGCCAGCACCTACCCCGATACAGTCTATTTCTACAGAACTAGGTTTTTCATCCTCTTTAGTTTCGTTATATTCGTTTAATAAAGCACCTGCTAAAGTCATCAAATCTAACTTCTTCCACGTTTTAATCGGTTCCAAAACTACGTTACCTTTTCTTTTACAAAGTGCTGAAGAATCTGAACCTAGTCTTGCAACGTCAACTCCCCAAACTACTTGAGCATCCGGGTTTGGGGTTACGTCACGATTAACTGCTGACTCTGCTAGGCTAAGAGGGATAAAAGTGTCATCATCCTGAAGCGGAAACTCACCTATAACCCGGACTCTCCAAACGTTAGAGTCTTCACCGTACATACTTCGGATCTCGTTGATATAGGAATCCGAAACTCTAGGTGAGTCTAAACAGCTAACGGTGAAGTTTTTCCACTCTGAAGATACAGAATGAAAAGTTTCGTAAAAATAACCGTTATTTCTAACAGGATTTCCGCAAAGAACGATACGTGCGTTTTCGGTAGATAGAGAACCGTAGGATGCTATAAAAGTATTATCGTGAATACCTGAAGCTTCGTCACAAACTAAAAGAACAGAACCCGGAGAGTGAACACCCTGTAAAGCGTCAAAGTTATCAAGTCTTGCTACTTTAGCGTTAATAAAAGACTCGTTAGGTGCGCCTTTTAAAACTATTTTTTCTGCTGTGTATTCCAGCATATCTTTTAAGACAGGTGGAAGACTATCTATCATAGCCTTTATATCTGCCCAGATAGCGGAATGTAGTTGTGAGGTACTAGGTGCGGTGACTACTGTTTTTTGAGGAAACTCGAATAGGATATGATGCAACATCATCACACACATAACCGAAGATTTTCCAGTACCGTGACCTGACTTTACTGAAATTTTCCTCGTCTTTTTTGCATACTCTTCTAGGAAGTTCTTTTGCCACGTATCCGGGTAAAAGTTAAGACAGTTTTCCGCAAAACTGACAGGATCGTTTCGGTATTTTTGAATAAAAGTAGCTACGTCTGACTGCATAAACAGCAGTATATCAGACGCTTACTCTTAAACTTCTTTTGTTATACCTCTAGGAAGGGCTTTACCTTCGAGTTTATTAAGTTCTGCGTGTTCTTTGTTAAACACGTTTTCTCTTAACTCGAATAGCTTAATTCTGGCAGTAAGTACGTCTTTTATCCTTATTCCTCTAAAAAAGTAATCTATCGCTCTAGATTTACCTAACAGAGGAATAATCGTATCTAAAACGTCATCTAAAGCGTCTAGTTCGTCTTTAGATAGGTGAAGTTTTATCCTCATCTAGCTTACTGAACTCTTTAATAGGAAGGATAGCACACGGTTGTTTTGAATACTTACCGTCTTCGTCTTTCTTAACAAAACGTGTGATTTCAAAGAAGGGGTGAACAGGATAGTCTACCTGATAATAAAAGATACCTTCAGGAAACTCTACGAACAAAAACCAAGGTTTACCACTTATCATAATCAGAGATTCGGCAAACATAATTTTGGAAAGGTTAATCCAGTAGTGTTCCCCTTTTTCTTTGATCTTTTTAGTGGAAAATTTGTATTCAGCAAAAGCTAAGTGTTTCCCGTTTCGCATCAGTTGCCAGTCGCACCTATAGAACTTAGCACACTCGAATACCTGAATATCCCACTTATTCTCTATTTTTAAACCTGCTTCTCTTTCGTGATACTTATCTACGCTACTTTCTCGCATCATATTAACTCTTCTTCCTTTTGCTTAGTACACTCGTTAGTTAATTTTTGAAATAAAAGTTGACGTTCTTCTGACAGCATTCTCTCCAACTCGTCTTTATCTACTGTTATTCTGATCTTATCTAACAGACAGTCACAAAATAACCCCCTAAAGAACTCAGGCATATCAGGTCTGGTTTTGTTTAAACCCTTCTCACAATAAAACCACAAGTACCTAATATAAGCAGTATCGTAAGAACCCTTAAACGTTTGTGCTTCTACTCTTCTTTGAGCAAAAATAAGCATAAACAGGATCAGCAAAGTAGACGCTATAAAGATAATTAACGCTTTGTAATTAAAGTTCATACGCTACTCCCAATTATTCTTAAGCCAAAGGTGAGTTTTGTTATCTAGTTTCTGAGAAGCTAGTTCGCTCATTCTTTCAAAGAAGTACCTAGACCACTCCTCATCACGTTCTGCTACTTTCTGATCCGCATACTCCTCCGCTTGAGGAATCAGCATATTCCGGGCTTGCTCGTAACGTTTGTGCTTACGTTGCTCGTAAATCGTTAAACGGTACTGAAACAAATCTTTTATGCTTTTTAGGTGTTCTCTTACCCTCTTTGCAGAAAAGTCCTTAATACGCGCGTTTAAAGCGTGTTCTACAAGCCTTAGAAGCAACTTCTCTGACTCGTTAGACAGAGGAACCCCCTTATTTAGCTGTTTTTCTAACTCTTTAAGCTCTTTTGCTAACCTAGTCTGTTCGTCTGCTAATAATTCGTCTAGTTCACTCATTCCTCTTTCTTCTAATTATAACTACTGAATAATTCATAATAACTAAACCTATAGCTACTACACCCACAAATAAACTTCCTAAGAAACAAACACTTAAAACAGTTAGAAAAGTAGTCATAACTTTCTCCTTTGTTTAAAGAATTCCTCAAGATCACTCCTGCGAATCAGGTGAGGACTTCGTTTGATATACTGCTTCGTTCTCAGATTCCCTCTCTGAATATGATTCCTTAGTGCTACTGCTGTTGTCCGATACTCGAATATCTTTGCCAGATACTGTACTGCATCCTGTACTGTTAAATAATCCTTCCTCATCGTTAATCTCTTTCTCTACTTTCGTTAAAAAATACTCTATATCCTTTAAAACTTCCTTACGTTCCTCAAAAAGAAGAAAAGGAAACTCGTCTTCTAAAGCTTCCGGGTGTAATTCAAAAAACTTTAAGTCTTTTAGGTTGTATTCATAATCCCCCTTATCTTCAAAAGAAATAAAATACTTAAGGTCTTCTAAGTTTTTAACGTTATCTAAATTATCATAATAGTAATAATAGCGAAAAGGAATCACCAGCAGTTGAAGAACTTTCTTGTTTTGTGCGTTAAAATCATCAAGCGTTTTTAAAGTCGCAAAAAACTGTTTTGTACTTCAACGTCCTTCGGAGACTCAGTACTAAGGTTAAAAAAAAATAAAAAAAAAATAAAACAAGAAAACCGAGGAACCTCACGATTTCCCCCTACTGGTGAAACGTTTCTTCTTTCGAAAAGGAATTAAGTCGATAACACCACAAAGAAGTAAAAGGGATTCTTTATCATTCTTGCCTATTACAGTAACACCACCAAACTTGTCTGTTACTTCTAGGGAATCACTTTTTGGCGTTATATGCGGTTTCCTTAACATAACAACTAAAGCAGGTTGTAAAATAAGAATCTAAAGTTTCATAAGTCTTGTTACAGGTTTCACAAACCTTAGAAGCACTTCTAGGGTTTTGTCTCCTGCATATACAGTATTCAGGATGACTTAAATCTTCTTTCCACCTGATTTCCACTTACACTCTGAATATAAGAATTCTTAAAAATTTTAAGTATCTCTAAAATAAGAGGACTGTTTATTTTAACTTCCTTCATAACGGTTACTTAATACTAACTTTGAACACTTCCTACACTCGTGAACAAAAAAAGGTTGTTCTATAAATAAAAATTTTAAAGAGTGATTACATTCTTGTGCAGACGTTTTGTGTGACTTATGTGGAACTTGTGTGTGTGTTGTGTTACCGAATTCGTTTTCATCAGGGGGCAGGACGGGGGGGCAAATTTCTGGCATTTTAGGAGCATTATTAGCCTGAAAATCACCCTTCACCCCCGTCTTTACCCTTGTCATCAGTATTTGCCTAGCTGTAGATTGTTGGTATTACTAGCTTCAGAGTCATTCACTTTGGATTGTTCTCTAAGGTAATTTAGGTAAATGACCCACATATATAACTTCCTTCTAATATATAAGAGCGTAATAATTACCCCCCCTATTAAAGCATTACTTATCTTAACATACAGTAAGTTTATATATTTCTTAGGTTTACTATAACTGTACCTAATAAGGTTATTATAAACCTTAACTCTTAATAGGTTATTAAGGCTTTTATAAAGCTTTAACAAACTAGACTTTATAAACCTATTATAAAATAAATATATATTTATAGGGTTAAGTAAGTTTATAGTACCTAACTTAGTATTATAATAATATTTATATTTATTTACTCTAAGGTTTATAAACTCAAGTAAGTGTAACATACTATTCTTTATTAGGGTCTTTATAGTGTTCTACCCAGTATACTTTTAAACACTTCTTACAAGTATAGCTATAATACTTACCTATCTCTCCTTTAAACCTATATTCGTGCATACACTTGACTTGTTTCTTTTGCAGTTCTAACTCGACTTGTTCCTCTATGTGAAGTGCTTTAGTTTCGTCTAGCATCAGCCTAGTATCTACTCAGTTATATAACTCTAAAGTGTACACTTATTTGTGTGCAGTCTAGTGAGGAATCTAGTTAAGAAAAGCTCCACACTTTTTCAACTTGAGACTCAGCCTTATTAGGGTTTAAAGAGTGATTAGACTCCTCACTATTTCTTCTAAGTGCTATTAAACTTTTAAGGTAAAAATCTGCCTTTAAGGTGTCTTCTAAGGGTTTACCTTTTAGTTCTGATCTCCAAATATACTTTATAATAACACCCTTCAGATAACCTCTGTATTCTTCAGGTGAAAGTGCTGATTCTATAGCGTCTAAACACTCTATATTTCCTTCAGTATAATGCTTCGGATGATTAACTTTATCTTCGGTTAACTGCATCTTTAAATCTGATTATATAAGATAGTATTTCGAATACGTCTGCGTCTGAAGTGATCCAGTCTGTGTGATCAAGTCTTGACTTAATCAAGATAGGCTTTTCGATCATATCTAGTGCTTCTTTATAACTGATATTAATCATCACACTACTATCCTTACTATTCATAAGATCTAGGTGAAGAAGCTGATCTTCCTTATCACCTGAGACAACTAACCACGTACTGTAAAACTTAGGAGTGGTCACTTCCTGATTTATCTGAGTCATTAAGCTTAAGTCTTTCGGGTGTAACATCCTTCAGCTTATTCCTTTCGTGCAGTTCACGTAGCTGTAGAACGTGCTGTGTTCGAACATCCTGTTTAATCTCTATCTGCTTCTTATCACCGTACTTAGAAGGACTGAAAGCACTTGCCACTTTAAAGTTTATATCAGTCGCTACCCTAGCGTTATGAGGTGAAATAGTGCCGTCTTTGTTAGGCTTTAAAAGCTCTTCTGCTACGACTATATTCTCGTCTATTAAGTGATCTGCTATCTGTTCTTCTGCTTCTATTAAACGTGCCTTCTTTTCTGGTTCTTGTAGCCACTTATAGAACGTTGAATACGGTACTTGATAAGTGTTTGCGATTTTCGTGATTCGTACACCTTTTCTTCTTAGTTCGAATACGTCATCCCAAAACTCTTCACTATCTTTCAACTCTGAAGTAATCAGCTTTTTCAGAGACTTGACGCTTTTTAGCTTTCCGCCTTTTGTATGCGTCATAATGTCGAGATCTGTTAATTTTTTTTTGAAAGTCAGGTACTTGCCTTTTTGCGAACTCTTTGACGAAGTTTCTGTTACTTCTTTCGATTTGTTTTTCGTATTCTTCGAAGTCATAAACTAGAAAATCATAAATGTTTACTTCGGTATCTCTGACTACTGTAGCTCTTAAGTTTGGTGCTAAGTGTTTGTTTAAAACTTCAACTATCTCTTCAGCTATTTTGCTGTTTTGAACCTGAAAAAGTTTCTGCTTCTTTTGACGTAGCAGAAGTAAGATCTCTTTCAGGTGTTCCTTTGCCTTTTTCGACTTTAGCTCCCCCACGCATATTTCTTCGAGTGATCCCAAGATAGGAGTATGCGATATGACTTTGGAATTCTTCTTCGATCTGAAGGAGTGCATTTTCTGCGTCTTGGACCCCCCGGACAACAAAGGTTCTGATACCTCTTTTGTCGAAGGTTTTGTGCCACTTTTCTTGAAGCTTCGATACTTTTCCACTAGGTGATTTTATTTCAAAAAAGAGTGTTATAGGTATGCCTGCAAGATGATAAATAACGTGATAATCAGGGTGACCAGAATCAGGATTTTTTCTTAGACTTCCACGACCGTTTGGGATTCCCGTTGTGTTGTTTCTGATCAGCGTTACGTCCTTCGGGTGAACTTTGTATGCCCAGTCTTTGATCAGGTTCGTTATGTCTGATTCCTTTAATTTCGTTTGCTGATTCTTCTGCTGTTTTTCTTTCGTCATAGTGCTGATAGGCTAATCTTTTTATTTGTTTAAATCTTTGTTCGTCTGAGAAGATCTTAAGCACGAAATCTTCATCTAACTTGCTCATAACGACTAACGTGAATGAACCAGCGTTAGCGTAGCCAGAAGGATGCACTAGACTCTTAGAAGTGGATCTCAGAAAGGATCTCTTGGTAGGTGGATAACTCATCCTTGAGTCTAATGCCTTCCTTGGTTGTATGACAGGCTTTGCACCTGTCAGGAGTTGTTAATCTTTTTTCCTGTAACTATTTGCTTCAACGTCAAAACAAACGTCAAATATAGGTGATTTAGGATCATTAGATTCTTTCTGAAAAAGACGGAAACTCATAGAACCTAACTTCATCCTGAAGATAGATATTTCATTACCCTCTTCGTCATGCATTTTTTCACCGTTTTTGTCGGTATCATTTTCCCAAATTGCACCTACTGTTACGAACCTTGCACTCATTACGCTACCTTTCTATTCTTTACAGAATTAACACGATTTAACTCACGTTGAATCAGGTTTCTAAGGTATTCCGCTACACTAATATCTTTCTTTTCTGCTTGCTGTTCAGCAAACCGATAAAGAGGATACTTTGCTAAAGTTCTAAGATACTTTTCAGAATCTTTAGACGGTCTACCTCTACCTTGTTTGACAGTAGATTTTCTACCTAATCTATTGCCGTTCTTGTCTCTATACCTCATCTATCTGCTCCTTTATGAGGTGTTTGTTTTTGCGTAAACTACGATAGTCACGCTTCATATTGCCCTTCACTTTCACACTCCAACGCTTGCTTCTTGATCCGGGCATTATACTCTTCGCAGGAGATACAAATTTCTCCTTCTGAAGTGTATAATCTTTGGCACTCTTTACATCTGGGGAATTCTTTTTTGAAGAAGTCATCAAGCAACATCTACATCCTTTGAGTAATAAAGTTCTGTAAGTTCCTGCATAGTTACATATCTACCAGTATCACCTTTTACAAACTTGCCACCCTTCCACAAATTAGGCTTATCAGGTAAAAATATTTTACCTTTGTTGTGTGCAGGTCTACCCTTCTTTCCTTTACCTAATTTGTGTCCTTTTTGAAAACCTAGTTGTTCACCTCTTTCTTTATACTCTCTTCTAAGTTTATTAAGGTGTTTTATTCTTAATTCTCTATTTAAGCATCCACACGATTTAGTATTACCACTATCAACATCATACTTAACTTTTGTGCAGAATTTACCACAACTACAGGAGTAGATATAAAGTTGCATCTTCTTGTAGTAAACCTTTTTTTCACCTGAAAGTAGTGTTTTTTCACCACACTTTCTTAACTTTATTCCAGCAGGACTAACGGGTTTTAATCTGTTTTCGTTATTCATAAGCGATCACTCCCGTCTTCAGAATAAAGCCCGTAATCTTCATCAGTACCAAATCCTGCAC